GGTACATCTTTTGCTACAGAAGACCACAAACTAACAGGTAAGCCGCCAAAAGATATATATACCTTTAAAAAATACGATGAAAGCAAGTTTATTACCCAAAGAGAGAGATTGTTTGCTAAGATGATAGCACTGGGCAGGGAGCCAGTAGAAGCCTATTTAAATGTCTATAAGACCAATAACAGAGACTATGCACATAAAAGGACCAAAGTATTATTAAAACAAAAGAAGATAAGGACACTTGTGAATAAAGAAGTAGAAGAATTAATGAATGACCTTGGTATTACCAAGACATACTTATTAGAACAAGCAAAAGAAGTAGTGGACAAGAATGATGTACGAGACGCGGATAAATTGCGTGCCTTAGAGACATTAATGAAAATATCAGGTTTACTATCAACTGAAAAGAAAACAGACTCTGTAGCGCTAATACAAGAGTTCACCGGATTTTCCCGTGACAAGTTAAAAGCTTTTGAGTCTAATATGCTGACAGAAGGTTCACCAGATTAATGCGGTGCTATCTTACAAGGGTTACATGGGGTAAAACAATTTATAACATAACAATAACTAGGAGTTAATTATGCCAAAAGGAAAAGGCACATACGGAAAAAAGGTCGGAAGACCAAAGAAAAAGAAAATGATGGGCGGAGGAATGGTCAAGAAAAAGGGAATGATGAAGGGTGGAATGGTAAAGAAGTATACAAAGAAACGCAAGTAAGATGGCTTCTGCTAAAAAAACCCAACCAACTAAATGGAAACGTATTGTTGCTAGCGTTAAGGCAGGTAGCAAAGGCGGCCCAGCAGGTAAATGGTCAGCTCGTAAAGCACAATTAGCTACAGCTCGCTATAAAAAAGCAGGTGGAGGCTATAAGGGTGCTAAGTCTAGTAGTAATAAACTATCCAAGTGGTCTAAGCAAGACTGGGGATATGTTACAAAGGGTGACGAAAAGAAGCCTAAAAAGAAACGTGGGCGCTATTTACCAAAAAAAGTACGTAAAAGCTTAACAGCATCTCAAAAAGCTGCCACTAATAAAAAGAAGCGTGCAGCATCCGCTAAAGGTAAAAGCAAAGCAAAGTATTCTAAAGCGGTAGCACGGAAGGTAAGGAAAGCATAATGCCTAAGAAAAAAGATTCAAGACTAGCTAGGGCCGGTGTCAGTGGATTCAATAAGCCTAAGCGTACACCAAGCCATCCAAAGAAAAGTCATATCGTAGTTGCTAAAGAAGGTGATAAGATTAAAACAATACGATTTGGACAGCAAGGAGCAAAAACAGCAGGAAAACCTAAAGCAGGAGAGTCCCGTAAGACTAAAATGAAACGTAAGTCGTTTAAAGCTAGGCATAGAAAGAATATTGCTAAAGGTAAAATGAGCGCAGCTTATTGGGCTAATAGGGTCAAGTGGTAATGGAAAAAGCAAATTCAGCAATAAATAAACTAATAGCACAAGCTCATTTAAAAAAATATCAAGAAGGCGGTGAAGTAGGAACTCCATCTAAACTTAACTTGGAAAGTATCGCAGAAGAAAATAAAGATTTTATCCGTAAGTTTATTAAACAACGTCCTTCAATTAACCAATCTTACGAAGATTTAATAAATGCAATTCGTAGCGGTCAATTAACAGCAAAAGAATACAGTCCAGAGGGTTTTAAAAAAATTTCAAGACCGGGCCGCGCTGCTCAAACCAGAAAAGATATAAGGATGAGAGAAGACGGTTCAAATAAAAGATTAAAATCTGCTGTTATACAATATCCAACAGGGAATGAAAGTAGCATACCTCACGAATTATTGCATTATTTTGTCGGTCACAGAGGCGAACAATTTAATGTACCTAAAAAAATTAATCCGTACAGGCAGCTAGATATGGCTTTAAGAGGATACTTACCGTCCTTTCATCCAGCTGGAAGAAGACCTACCCTTCCCGGTAATAGTAGATTAGCAAACTTTTGGAATGAAAGATTTGCTACCCCAAGCGCTGAGTATTCTAACAACCCATTAGGGGCTAGTAAACCACAGGAAGGTTTTATTGGAAGACTAGGAAGCGTACTTGGGACAACGATTAATAATCCGTATAACCCTATATTTGACGAAGCAGCTTTTGACGCAATAAGCCCTGAGTTACATCATCACTCAGAGCCGTTTCAAGCAGGAAAAATACCAGAGGAACAAAGTGAACCTGTAAGCGAAACTACAGAAGAAACTAAACCACCTGAATCGCAACAAGCTTCTGATACCCCAGTATCTTTTGATAAAAATAATTATCCTATTTATAACAAGCAATCTAACAAAGCCCAATCTTTTAGAGATGCTTTTAGACAAGCGAGAAGAGAAGGAGAAGGTACCTTTACTTGGGATGGTCGTTTGTATACATCTGAATTAAAATAGATTTAATATGCCGAATAAAAAAGCCAAAGAAAATAAGCGTAGAAAAAGAAAGCTAACACTTGAAAATAAAAAAAGAAAAAGAGAAGCTTCCAAAAGAAGAAAAGCAGCTAGACAATAGCCTGCAAACATTTAATGTAATACCCCCTGCATCAGAAATGTCAGAAAGGGATGAGGTGTTAGCTAAATGTTATAATGATTTACTATTTTTTGGTAGAGCCTTTTTACCAAATGACTTCTTAAACAAAAGCGCCTCACCTCTTTGTCACTATCAAATATCTAAACGATTAATATCTACTAAGCCGGGCGAAAGACTGTGTATTATTTTGCCTAGAGGTTTTGGTAAATCAATACTATCTAAAACAGCAATCTTACATAAGCTATGTTTTTCTGGTGCAGATGCTCAAAACTTTATTGCATGGGTTTCAGAAGAACAGGGACAATCTATTGACCACTTAAAATTTTTAAGATATCACTTAGAAACAAATAAGATGATTAAATATTACTTTGGTAATATGGATGGTGGCAGTGTCGGGAAGCGCTGGACAGAAAAAGACCTTGTAACCCCTAAGGGCGATAGAATTATTGCAAAAGGTACTAGCCAAAGACTAAGAGGTCGTGCTGAAGTAGACGTACGGTATACCGGTATTATCTTAGATGACTTCGAATCTGAATTAAATACTAAGACTCCTGATAGAAGAAATGATATTAAACGCTGGGTTGTGTCTACAATATACCCTGCATTAGAAGAATCACCCGGTAGAGAAGGTTGGATATGGCTTGCGGGTACTATTGTACATTTTGATAGTTTTTTACAAATGACCTATGATGGTTTTAAACAGGCCAAAAAAGACGATAGGCACTATCCTTGGGATGTATACTTTCATAGTGCAATAGAAAGCGGTAAGTCTATATGGCCTGAACAGTTCTCCTTAAAAAAATTAGGCTCTAAAAAGCAGGAGTTTATAGAAGCAGGATTGGTTAATAAATTTGCACAAGAGTATATGAACGATGCTCGAGATGTGACGAACGCTTCGTTTAAGATAGACAGGATTCAATACTACTCTGGCGATAGAAAAAAGATGAGTAACTTTAACTACCTTGCAGAAAAAGATGAGATGATACCCATAAATATTTACATTGGTGTTGACCTTGCAGCTACCGCATCAGATACTTCTGATTATCAGGTAATATTGGTTATGGGCATTGATGCTCGTAAGAATAGATATATACTAGAGTACTTTAGAGAGCGCATACCCACATTTGATGTCCCTGCGAAGATTATTGAAATAGCTAAAAAGTATAGTCCTGTAAGGCGCGTAACCATTGAAACAGTAGCAGCGCAAGAAATGGTACGGGATATGGTAACTCGTATGAGTGCTAATGAAAAAAGATTGATGCCCGGAATATTTAAAGGAGTTAAGCCTCCTTCAAGAATTAAAAAAGAAGATAGGTTAGAAACTACACTTGGACCTATTGTAAACTCTAAGAAGTTATATATTCGCAGAGAGATGACAGAAATCGTTGATGAGTTCTTTGAACATCCTAAACCTCGTAACGATGACTTAATGGATGCGTTATATTATGCAGACTATTTTGCACGTCCACCCAAAAGCCAAGCCAGCACTAAAGACGAGTTTAAAGCGTCCAGCAAAAAACGCGGTACTTTCTCTAAACTTAAAAGATATAATTGGATGACAGGCGCCAGAACAAATTAAAATATTTATTTGCATTATATTATTTTATTAACTATATTAATAGACTGTGAAGAATATCTTCACTAACTGTTTATAAACATAAGGCTATAAATCCACATACTATATGGCTAATACAAGTAAGGGAAGATTCCCAAGTTACGGTCTCGTCAGAGGCCCATTACATTCAGAAGGAGGAGTTCCGGCTTCAGTTGCTAACGGTCCAGACGTTGAGCTAGAAGGCGGAGAGTACATTATACCAAAAGAGGCAGTACCTGATTACCTGCCCGTACTACAACAAATCACACAAGTAGGCAGAGATAGACAACAAATGCAAAATGGTAATAGTGCTATTGATGCGTTGATTGCTTCTGCCTCTATGCAAAACGGCATAGCCCAACCTAAGTCACCCGTGTACCAAGAAGGTGGTAGGATTAGTAACTTCTTTAAAAAACAAAGAGAAAACTTTCAAAGAGCTGCGATGATGGGAGAAAATACAGGTACTAGAAATCCTTTTTTAAAAACAGCTTTAGAGCAAAGGGCACTGCAAAGAGAATATGGATTATTACCGGGCCAAGATAATATGGCTCTTGCCCCATCACTAAGACCTGATGTGCCAATAGAGGAAGAAAATTATGTTCCTGAGATGGAAGAAGATATTCCTATTTATGGCTCTAAAACCGAAAAAGCATATCAAGAAAGTCTACCAGAACTAGAAAGATTAACAGGAAAATATAATAGGTATTTAGATTCAGTTAGAGCACGAGCTGCGGGTGAACAAGAGGGAGATGTTAGAAGAGCTAGGAGTATGTATACTCCAGAAGAGTTTAATGTAGAAATGGAACCAAATCAAAGAATAAGCCCAGAGCTAGATAATGAAATTTTTAAAATGCTTCATGGTATGGGTAAATACGAAAACGAGTTTAGTCCATTTGAACAGCTACCTGCTATGCCAGAAGATGAAAGAGGTGGATTTTTAGATTATTTATTTGGGGGAAGAGATAATATTTTAACGACTAGAAGCCTTTCTGAGGATTTGTTTGGAACAAAAACCGGGATGCAGCAAGGTGGTATGGTACAGTACGAAGATGGTGGTAGAGTTTCAGTTAAAAGTAAACTTATAGATGCTATGTTGGAATCTAATGATGTATCAAA